AATCAATCTGGCGAGCTCTTCGGTTGTCACCTCAGTTGGGTTGATCTCAGCACAGATTACACTGGCGCCGAGCTGCTCATCATAGGCCATGATCAAAACACTCGGCTTTCTAAATCCCCAGTCGATGGCGATACGTCCAGTCATGCTCTCTTGATACTCCCATCCATCGATAATATGACTCTCGGTGAACTCCTGATAAATAAGCCCAGTTGGCGGCCGTGGCTTATTCATGACCATGGCCTCGCGCTCTTCATGTGGCAGTAGCTTCGTCGCTTCGAACCATTCAGAACTGAGGTTAGCCTCATTCACGTATGAGCTGAAAAGCAGTGGAGCACATCCAGCTTGCTCTGCCATCTGAACCCACCACGCATCTGAAACCGGAAGGCCCACGAGTAGAAGAATAGGAGTAGGCCCAGCGCGAAGACGGCCAAGGGCTTTATGGGCCACCTCAGCGCTGAGTGTCTGACATTCATCGATGAGACAAACGCCGCTTGTGATGTTGAGCCCCTCGAGTGGATTATGGGTCGCGTCTCTAGTCCCTGGGCGATAATACGAGCGACACCAGACAGAAGAGCCAGAGTGTGGATCATCCCACTTTCTAAGAGTGTGGTTGTATGTCCATCCAAGAGGGCCAAGCCACTTCTCCATCTCTGGCATGAGAACGGAGTTGTAGCGCGGGTTAGTGTCGGTCACCAGAAGAGAAGATGAGTTAGGCCTGATCTTACTTATAAACAACAACGCGAAGACAAGCGCCGAGGTCTTACCAGACCCCCAACCACAACGCGCCGCAATGATCTTATCCTCGAGTCTTATCCTCGAGATGATATTGCGTTGAAGCTCATTCAGTTCTAGTGTACTCATCGTGATTGGGTTTACTCTTCTTGTTCATCTGAGCTCAGCTCTTGTTGGGCTTGGATGACAAGAGGAGTTGTTTGTTCGATCATCGCCTTGACCTCTGCTATCCCATCACTCTTTTGGGATACCGCAACCTCTACCTCGCGTTTTAATCCCCATCGATCAGGGAAGCGCCGCTCAAGCAGCCAAGCAATGGCGCGCCAGTCGTCACGACTGTGACCCATGGTCTTGATCTGGCTGACCATGACGGCCTCAGCAAAGTCAACGGCCGCTTCAACGTCTTCTCTAAACTCTTCGTCTGCATCCATCCAGCGATAAAAAGTTGCTTTTGAGATGCCCGATTGAGTAGCTGCTGCTGCTCTGGTCATCCCCTCTCTCAAGTTCTCGAGTACCTTCTCCTTAGTCGGTGCTCTCTTTTTCCTCTTCGGTGGCATGAGGCATTCTCGCTTTCAGCAATGTATCAGTGACTGATTGGAATAGTAGCCATTCTGGGTTACTGAGTGGCTCATAATCATTTTTCACGATGAGCATTCTGAGCAAGTTCATGAGCACTGTGAGCCCGTGGTCATCGTCTTCGCGCGCGCGTTGGCTGGTGTCAGTTTGTCTCATATAGATACTCTCAAACGCCTTCACACCACTTTTTAAACTTAATGTCTCTGAAGAATACGTTTGGTTCATCCCAGATCTCGAATAACAGATCGAGCACACTTAGAGAGTGGTTTTCAGATGTTACCTTTAAGACAGTATCTTTCATCACTTCAGGATAAATAGGACTAGATGAGTTTAACGTCTTATGCACTACAGAGACTTTATGAAGTAAACTGTCTGTATTCCACTCGTGATCCCACGTTTCATCCATGGAGGCTAAAGCGATTGCTCCAACCAAGTCTCTTGGGTCCACATCAGGGTCTAAATCTTTCATAAATACTGAGTAGATCATTATAAGGTCATATGGTGTCATGCTCTCTCCAGATAGAAAAGAAACGCCGCTTTAGTTTGGCTTGGTGTGTTTAGTGTAGTATTCATTCAATGCACTCCTTCCCACCTTGTGACGTACTCCGCAAGGTGGGTTTTTTTTAGCCCCAAGGCTTATAAGGTGCCGGTTGTGGTTGTGGCTGGGTGTTCCAAGGGCTCTGCTCTGGCGGTAGCAGCTCGCTCGGGTGTGGCCCCTCTTCAGTGGTTAGCATCCTCATCTTTCGCACGTGAGTAGCTACGATCTCATGATAGCGAGTCCCATCATTCTGATAGCTTCGCCACTTGCCCTCAACATAGACAAGATCACCCTTGGCCAGCTTCATTGCGTTATTCGCCAGCTTGCCCCACACCTTGACTGAAAACCATTCAGTGGTGGTCTGCTTGGCTCCAGTTCGGTCTGTGTAGCTCTCCGACCAAGCCAAGCTGAATATGGCGTACTGTTGACCGGTGGAAGTGGTCTTGAGCTCTGGGTCTTTGCCGAGATTGCCCTCAACTGCATATCGATTAATCATTGCGGATCCTTCTTAGCGCCAGTGATGATGCCCATGGTCTGATAATCTCTTATCAACCTACTAACCGCATAATGGATCAACCATGATACTGTTCTTTCCTCTGCATGGCTGATCTCTTGAAGTCGCTTGATAGCTTCTTCTGGTAAACGCGCAGATATGAGTTTCTTAGTCATGATCATCCTTTAAAGATTGGTGTGGCCCTCCAAAAAGTGCTTTCAAATTGGATGTGTAAAACATGGGCCACGTATCTAATCAATCATAAAAGTATCACGTTGTATACTATTATTTGGCCGAGACGATTAAAACTTTAATGGTGTCAACAGGGCGGTTCTGAAAAGTCTCGGGTTGATCAGGATCTCTCAAAGTCCCCACATAGTCAAGTCTTGTTGCGCTCGCCTATCTCTTCCTCTCATCTCGAGGGGCTCGACGAAGATCGCTTGTAGCCTGCTCATGACTGCTCGATTTTTCTTGAAGAGTTGAGCAATACCCGCCGGTGGTAGATTGGTCGTCATCGCCACCATGAGTTGACCACTTGCCCAACGCTCATATATCCGGCCAATGATCTCGATGGATTGAGCTTGGTACCATTCTGTCCAGTTTCCACCGCCACCAATGCCGCCGAGCTCATCGAAGAGCAGAACGTCAGTATTGTCTAGCCAACGCTCGAGAGGATCTTTATCTCCTGAGAAGCTGCGCTTGATCTGATCCATCAACCTTGAGTGAGTGGTGAACTTCACCCTTTGGCCTTGCCAGACCAGATCTCGAGCCAGACAATAAAGGAGTGAGGTCTTCCCGTTCCCTGGGGGCCCATAGACCAGAATGCTTGGCGCCACATGAGATCGACCTTCTCTCGACCTTGCCCAAGTGGTCATCTCTTCAACTGAGCTTTTGAGTACTAGAGTATCCCACTCATAAGTCCCCCAGTGCATCCCATAAGCATCTGAGGGGAGTTGAAGCTTGGCTAGTCGCTTGAAGTGTCTTCTCGTGACCTCGCAATACTGGCAGACGTGGGCCGTTTGTCTCCTGAGCTCATCGATGGTGAACAGGTAGCCATCTTGACACCTGCCACAATACGGCACTTCTTTCGGGGTGAGGTATGCCGCCGTGGGCTCAAGCCAGCCCTCTTTCTCAAGATTGCATGGATGAAGAGTGGAGAAGTCGAGGAAGCTTTCATCATGTCGATAATCCGCCGGCCTTGCTGCCTGTCTAGCTTTGAGCTGATGAAGCATTGAGTTTAGTTGTAAACTGTCTCCTAGCCTTTTCATAATCCAGCTCTCTTTCTTCTTCTTCGCTCTTGCACCTCGAGGAGCTCAATACCAAACATCTTCACTGCGTACTGGTTTCGAGCGTAGATGGTATCAGCTATTTGACCAGCTATAATGGCCCCATCGATGAGAGCGAGCTGCATCTTGTTGAGCTGAGGTCTCTTAGGTGGTCTGGTTCGATAGTACTCTCTCTCTTTCTGCTTCTCCTCTTCCATCTTAGCAGCCCAGTCGGTTGGTTGATCCTCAATAGCGCGCGCGTCTGTATTTGAAGATAATTGATTATTAATTGTATTACTTGTTATGGGTGACACCATGTCACCTTTGAGCGACACCATGTCACCCTCAAGCGACACCATGTCACCCTGAAGCGACACCATGTCACCCTGACCTTCTCCACCCTCTAAAGGTGACACCATGTCATCTAAAGGTGACACCATGTCATCTAAAGGTGACACCATGTCATCTAAAGGTGACACCATGTCACCCTTGAGAGTCTCTGTGTCA